AAGTATTTGCCGTTGGTGTTGCAGTTATAGTGAATGTTCCATTGAATGACGTTGTCGTAACGCCTGCAATGATAACACTCTGACCAACTCTAAATGTGTGATCAAGTGATGTCGTAACAGTAACGACGTTACTCGTTCTATTGATTGATGTAATCGTATCATAACCGACGACACCGGCCTGAGTATCATTAGGGTGATAGATAAACAGTCTCCCGTCAGATGATGCCACTGAAAGCACATCTTCGCCCCAGTTATCCATTGTCCATGTGAATGACGGAACGCTCAACTGGCTTGGTGGACGCGGATAGGTCGGATCTGTGTCATCACCGTAAAGCAATGCGCCGTAATTGTAAGCGCCATAACCGCCATAAAGACCGCTTTCAGCCGGAACAAAACCTGTTGGAGTTATATCTGTGTAAGTTGATGCTTCACCGGCATAAAGTTTATCTTCACAGCCGATCAGCAACCAGCTAGAGCCATCATTCGCCATGACTGGGAATAGCGCACGCACAGTGCTCGCCAATGGCGATTGCGTAATTCTTTGCCATCCGCCGACAGGCAGCAATTTGTTAGACCGCCACCGGATCAGGTTTGCATCCCAATAGCGTCCCTTAGCCAAAAGCGGGGTTGCCGGTTTGACTACGCCAGGTGGGATGGTGAGCGGGACTAACGGCATCAGGAATCTCCGCGACGCGCAAGGTCGAGTGACGCTATATTTACCTCAGAAACGCGTTTGCTCCAACCCTTACCGAAATGCTCAAAGGTCGGCAGCGCTTGCAGAAAGCGCAATCGCGCGTCGTTATACTCTTCAATGAAATACCGCACACCTTCTTCGTCACAGATGCGCTTAATTGCGGCAAGAGATGCTGGCCCTATCGCACCATCCTGAGCCACACCGCAGATCTTCTGGGCGATCTTGGCCGCGCGTCCCGTGCCAGAATTGATCGCACAGTCAAACACAGAACTGTCTACGCCAGAAGGAAGCTCATCGCCCTTCACCACATCCCAGTATCTCTTCTTGTATAGCGGTGCCACGTCAGCAACAGTGAGTGCGCGTATATCGTCCTTAGTCACCTCGTGACCGACCCACTCTTCCAAAACCTTCTTGGTGCAACCGAGATTGGTAGCTCCGCCAGGATCGCGTTTGTCGTCAACGTAACCGCCTTCATGCTTCAGCACTTCTGCAAGGCATTGGTCAAAGTTCTCGCGCATCACTTGCCATCCGTGTGACGATGAGCTGACCCGAAATAGTAAGACAGGACAAGCATCAGCGCGCCATCAAGAGTACCAAGAACCCGTGCAATCAACTCGCGCATCGATGCCTCGATCACATTGTGCAACATGAACCACTGAACGCATCCCCATGCCACGACAACGATAACTGCCAAGACACGCGGTGTCAGATCATGGGTCATGATTGCGTAGTTTCTGGCGCTATCTCTGTCAGAGGCAGCGATTCTCTCCAGATCTATATCCAGAGATTTCATCTGCACCTTAAAGTCAGCGTCGACCTTTTTCAGTGCCGCCAACTGCTCTGCCGTAGGGTTTGACAGTGCGAGCTTGATCTCATCGTCATTCGCATCAGGATGACCGAAAAGCGCGTTAGACAATGTCTTCACGGCAAGACCTGCGACAGGACCGCCGAGAGCCGTAGCAATCGTCGGCGCAACTGAGCTGACCAATGGGCCAAATGTTTTGAGTAGATCCATGAGTGTCCCCTATTAGTGTAATTTGATGAGCAACAGAAAGCCTATGATGCCCATAGCCACAACTAAACCCATAACAATCAAGAATACTCCTGCCGCGTCTTTCAGTTCCTCTGCACGCTCTGCGGCAAGTCGTTCCTCTTCGCGGTGCTGACGGTCTGCCTCTTTGCGGATCTCGATCACTTCGCGTTGTACTGCTTCGTAAGCAGGTAGGCCGTAGACCGAGATGAAGAGATTCTTAATCTCAGCCTGCATGTGAAAGGCTTTGGATTTCGCGGCATAGCGCTCCATCGCCTCTTTCTCTATATCGGCAGCGTTTGAGAATAAGCGCTTCTTAGGGGGCGATGCAGCCAAGTGCGTCAGTTGACCGACAGCGCTCCACAGAGACCCTAGATCCTGCGCCAGTTCCTGTATTTCTTTACCGGCAGCAATGGCACCCTTCAGCCCATTGTAAGCGGCTGTTGCTGTCGCAATGAGCGTTACTGGGTCCATTATTTACCAACAAATTTGAAAGCCGTATCAACGAAGAAGCCAAACACAATACCGACGAGCGCGAGAATTGCTCCTGCGCCTCTCCATTTGTGCATCATGGCAGAAATGTTTTTCAGTTCAGTTTTAAGTTCAGACATGTCACGATGAAGATTCTCAACATGAGCTTCTAGTCTACCGATTTGTTGGTTCAGATCATCTGACATGCGTAACTCCTATTACAATGCTGGAGCGTTAGGATCACGGGGCCACGACATCGAAGTGGCTGCTGCTACAAATGCGTCAATATCAGCTGCGGCAGTCAGAGCCGCCTTGTTGGTAGCAGCGGCAGACCGGACAGCGGCGCGGTAGGTTGACCACTCAGCCGGAATCTCAGTGCCGATCTCTTGCTTGCGAACAACCATCCAATCGCTAGGTGAGAGGAGCGAGTAGGCAATCTCATTAACCCGACGATCCCACTCGGTCTTCAGGTCATCAAGGTTTTTAGGAAGACCAGCGTCCCAGTAGAAGCGGTCGTCGTAGCGCACCGGATCAGGAACCTCGGTAATGCCGACAGTTGTTTTTTCTTCAACCGTTGAAAGTCGTAACCAGTTAGCTGGATACTTTACACCATTGTAAGTGAAAGCTACGTCGATTTGTAATGGTGAACCGTTAAGAAGAAACATGATGACTCCTATCGAGCGCGAGAAAGGTTAAAAGGCACCTCGGCAAATGCAGCGTATACAAGAGTTGCTCCACTTGTATTTATGTCAAGGCCAACATCTCTAATTTTGAATCCATTAGATAGGACATCAATTAAAATATTTCCGCCAGAACTGCCAACGCCGCTAAATTCTGATGCAGATGAATTTGGACGTAAAATTAAATCTTCAACATTATATTGATTTCTTGATGTATCAAAAAGATTCCAATTAGAACCGAAAGAAGAACCTTTGATAAGTATAAATCTCGGCCTAAAGCCCGTGTAGATAAAGGGGCCATCAGTCGATCCGTTCCCCGTATAACTACCGAAGCTACTAAACCCGCGCACTGCGGAAAAGCAGTAGGCGACGTAGGTTTGTGAAGATTGATTTACGTTGGAGTCTGTGCCTATAGATAAAACAGATGATGTGGGCGCTGTATTATTAAACCAAGTGCTTGCTGTTGTTGGCACAGCAGTAAGATTCAAATTCAAGGCCGCAGTTGCACCAACAGAAACATGATAAACCATCCAGTTATACGCTTGGCTACGAACCTTATAAATCACCATACTCGGTGCAACACCAAGACCATGTCCGACAGTCGCGTTAGCACCAGTTCCTGTATAAGTAACAACACTAAATCCAGCACTAGTGTTCGCGCTTACCTGAGATGAGATAGTGCCGGAGTTGTTGGTGACAGCAGTGCCGCCACCTTTCCATTGCCATCCGACATAGTTGTCTGCATTTGCGTTTCCAGTATTACTTGATCCAACAGAAAAGCCATTGCTATTAAACGCTGTTAACCCATTTACATCAGTTGCTTCTGCGTTGGTTAAATCAGAATATATTTCTTTTGTTGCACCACGAACAGAATCTAGTAGTCTGTGCGATCTGGCTTGATTGCGAACTTTTAACCAAACTAAATCAGGCTGAAACGATACACCGTTTACTGCATTGCTGATGCTTTGCGTTGAACCATTACCCGTATATGTCGTAGCCGCAAAATGCTTTGCACCATTAGAGATGGATGCGGCTGGCAGGTTGTAGCTATTCAGCGCCTTGTAGCCTGATGGTGGTGTGTAGGAGAATGGGCGTTGGCCGAAGTTGACGCTACTTTGTGCGTTGATGGATGAACTTCCTCCAATTACCGGAAATAATGTTCCACCGGAAATGCTTGTGATTGTATATAACAAAGAGTTATTTTTGTAGATTGCCAATGTCCCAGCATCTACATCTAATGCTAAACCTATAACATCGTTCAATGATGCAGTAGCAACAGTTGCTATTGGTGTGCCAGATTGAGAAAAAACTGAACCGTTGAATGGGCTATACGCCCAACTTCCAGACACATTGCCCGGCTGCGAAGATGTGCTTACTGTGCCAAGAGAGACACCGTATTCCATGTTTCCATTAGGCGCAACTTCATAGATGTTTTCCCAATACCATTTTCCTGTAGTTACACCAATCGTTGCAAAGATCGCCCCAGTAGCATTCATGACGCTTCGAAGATTGCCATTGTCAGGAGCATAGCCAGATACTTTTTGCAACGGATTCAACACCGCATAATTCCCGCGACCGCTATTGCCATCTGCATACGGTGTCGGGCTATCAATCATGCTGTCGTAGGTTGTGCCAGCAGTTACACTGATATTATTCGGTGTCCAGTTGTTACCGTTACCTGACGAGTCTTTACCAATAGTTGTAGCTGTCGCTCCACTATTATCAGAGAAGTTCAGATAGAACCCATTAGTGCCATAGGTTCCTGAATACTTCTTAGGATTCCATACGCCAGTGATAGAGTCTGTTTCACCAAAGGATGATGGTGTTAGTGCTTGACCGTCAATGAAGTTGACTTCGGCGAGATAGCCGTCGAAATACAGTGATGTGCCGTTTAGATTACCAATATTGCTATAGGTTGCACTATTCCAATATGGATTAGAATTTTGTGATGGATATGTAGCAGTTGAAAACGCTGTGACTTGAACGCCGTTTACATACAATTTTACACGATTTGACGCAGTTGCTTGCGTTGTATCAACTGACAGAACAAGATGATACCAAGCAGCAGGGTCCCTAAAAACTTGTGTTGTCGTTATCCGCCATGTCCATGAAGCACCATAATCTCCAATGTTTATTGAATCAGATGAATCATATTCAAAATAAAATGCGTTTGATCCACCGGTAGTATTTGTAGAAGATAAAAATTGCCTAGACCCTGATGATCCCCTTTTTACCCAACCACTCCACGTCCAAATTTTGTTGTTGGTTGGTGTTCCAAATGTCCTATTCAAATAAGCACTTGCAGATGAGCGGAAGCGCAATGAGCGGCTGATTCGATAGCCGCCAACCGCACCCATCATTAAATTATTTACTTCGACAGGTAATCCCATATCTCACCCAATATTGGTAAGGAGTTGTGCCGCAATGCTTGTTGAGGATCGAACCGTATAAACCAGAACATCAACCGCATTGGCTGTCGTGGTCAGTGTCGGAGCCGTGCTATTCGGGAAGTCCCAATAGGACGAATAGGCCAATGTGCGTGATCCAGTTCCATCTTGCGTAATGAAGATCACACCAGACTGACCCGCTGTGAGATTTGTCGGGTTGCCGAGCGTCCGGTTGCCACCGAGCGTCACCGAAAAATTGTTTCCGACTGACATATCAACCGCGATTGTCGAGGCATCTGTCAGTGCGTCGATTGCCATGTAAGCGTTGCCAGTGGCAGACATCGTTCCGCTGAATGCTGCGGTACCGCTCACACTTGGAGACGCGATAGACGGAGACGACGCAAACACAAGAGCGCCGGTGCCAGTTTCATCTGTTACGGCAGAAGCAAGATTTGCGCTTGATGGTGTCGCCAAGAACGTCGCGATACCAGTGCCAAGACCGGAAACACCAGTCGAAATCGGCAACCCGGTAGCGTTTGTCAGCGTTACTGAAGACGGAGTTCCAAGAGCCGCAGAACCCGTAACTGTCAGAGTTCCTGCAACTGAAAGAGTTTTACCCGCGCCGACATTTAGACCAACTGACGTGCCATTACCGGCAGCGTTAAAGAGACCATCGACCGTATCAAGGTCGCTGTTAATCTTAGTGCCCCAAGTGTCGCGAGACGCGCCTACCTCAGGCTTCGTCAGGTTTAGGTTAGTCGTATATGAATCAGCCATCGGCCCTACTCCTAGTTAGCTGTCCAAGTCTCAGAAGAGACGGTCTGCGGTACCCACGTCGCTGACGGCACAACTTCGCCTGTCCATGACTCAGAGCTAACACTTTGCGCTGACCAATTCTCTACCACATTTTCTTGCGTTTGCCACGTCTCCGGTAACACGGTCTCGTCTTCCCAGAGATAGCGTGCCGTTGCACTCATACTCGTTGTCGATGCACCCGTAGCTACACCGACAAGTGTTGCTTGCGCCTGCGCTGTCGCTGTTGAAGCAGCAACGATGTCGAGC